TCTTTCATCTTATAAAAAACTTCTTTTTTAATACACATAAAACCAGTTGCAGCATCCATTACTTCAGTAAAACCGCCAGTTAATTCAATTTTATTAGGATCTGCAAAATTTAAATTATAACCTAAAGCTCTTTGTTCTAAATTTTTATCACTTGTTTTAATTAAGTCAGGAATTTTATCCCATTCAATATTTTTTCTAGGATATATTCCACAAGCTATATCGTAACCTGATTCTAAAACACGTCTTACAGCTTCTCCTCTAAATCCTATATCTGCATCAATAAACATTAAATGAGTAAAACTATCATCTTCTTTATCAGCATCTAAAAATTGACTGACTAAAGTATTTCTAGCTCTTGTAATTAAACTTTCATTACCAATGGTATTTAAATTAACTTGAAAATTATTTTGAGCAGCTACTCTTGTTAAATCCATTATTCCATGTAGATAAGCTTCTGTTAATTGACCACCATAACAAGGTGTTCCAATCATTACTTTTAATTTTTTATTTTTTATCATGTTACAACAGTAACACTTCCTAATCCTATCTGTAACAAATTTGTGTTATTAGTATACCAAGAAGTTGGAATAGTTGCAACCCCAACATAAACAGATTGTCCTGATGTATTTTCAAATCCAGGTAAAACAGTTACTTGATTAGGAACACCACCTGTTTGAGAGCCTGGTAATCCTCCACCAGTTCTTGCAGCTTCTGTTGCACTTATACTCGCTTGAGGTCTAGCATTTTGTAAAGTTTGTGCATCAGTAAAATAAGTTAAATCTAATTGAGGTTGTTTAGGTTCCCACTCTGAAGTATGAACAAACATACCAGTCCATTCAAATACCATTTCTTGATATGGAAATGCCATACCTGATCTATCAGATATTGCTTGTGCATATTTTCCACCTGAAAATTTTTCTGAAGGTGCTCTATGAGGTCTAGTACTTGCTGGAACTCTAGCCATTATGAATAAAAGCTGTTGCCTGTTGCTGGTATAATTCTAGTTGAAGGAGTATCATCACCAGCGATTAATCTTTGATAAGCTTCTTCATAATCCACTTTTAATATTTGTTGAGTTTGAGCAGTTACACCTGTTCTTTTTTTAGAAAGATAATAAGCAAGTCCTGCGCACATACACTCGAAAGCTCTAAATGGCACATCAATGTTTTGTTCTACTCCACTGACTGTAGAAGCTGTAATATCTTCTATTTTTCTCATACGATAATAAGTAATAGTATAATTAGTATCTGGAGCTGGATAAATTTTAAGTACAGGAGTATTTAATCTTTGTAAATAATATTGTGTAGGTCTAGCTTGAGTAGTTTTATTTGAAATAGCAGCATAATCATTAAGACCTAGTGCTGTCATTGCATATTCACTTCCATCACTTATTTGAATATTTGCATTAATGATATCTACTGTATCATAATCTAAAGTATATTCTGTAGTTCCAGTAGTAATAGCTAAAGTTTTATATTCTACAGTCCATTGGTTATAACCTCTGTTAGCCCAATCACTAAACATAATATTCATACTACGTCTAGCGGACCTTACATCATAACCTAAAATAGGATCACCGCCTATTCTGTCATAAGCTTCTTGTATTACATCATTTACTGTTAAAGTAAAATTTGAAGTTCCTGATAAAGCCATATTTCTCCATTATGCAAAAAATGCTGTTACACCATTTGTAGTAGATACATTAGCACCCGCAATTGTAGATGAAACTTGTAAACTTGTTTTAAATTTTATACCTTCTGCTGGTAAATTAATTTGTACTGTTGAAGCACCTGCAGCTGCATTACCTGTTTCAATATCAAATATGTCTGTTCCACCATCTTTCCATGTAAGAGTACCTGGAGCATCAGTAGGTTCAATAATAAAACCTTTTAATCTCGTTGGTCCTCCAAATACAGTAACTGTAGTGGCAACATTTGAAGCTACATTAGATAATGCTGATTTATTTTTACTTACAACATTTATGTCTGATCCTGCCATTTATTTCTCCTAAATTAAATTATATTTTTCTAAGTCTTTATATAGTAAAGCAATTCTGTCATTTGGTACAGAACTAGGTTTTAAATATTCTTGTTGAATAGCTTTAGCTTGAATTTGACCCATATCTAAAGGTCTTATATTAATATTATCACTAGAACTACCAACTAAATCTTTACTTGAAGGAAGTGTAGTAGTTCCTCCTCCACTAAATTTATCTATAACTTTTTCTATATTAGCTAATTTTTTTTCTAAATCACTTTCTGATTCTTTTTTCTTATCTTTAGTTGTAATTATACCTTCGTCTTCTTGATATACTTCTTCCGCTACAGATCCATCGCCAGATTTTTCTAATACAGCTTCAGTTGCAACATCTTCTTTTTTGTCTTTTGATAATTCAACTACTTCTTTATCTTTAACTTTAATTAAATCATCATCTTTTTTACCAAAAGAAGAAAGAGCTTCACCTGTTTTTTTTAAAAAGTCTAAATTAAATTCCATATTTTAAATGAGGGCCCGAAGGCCCTCGAATTATTTATTAACTTAAATTATTATTTTGAACATATCTAACAGTTACGAAACCAGTACCAGCACCTGTGTTAGTGTTAGTTACAAGGATTCTTCTATCAGTTGTTCCAACATTAGCCCAGTTTCCAACTCTTGTTGCATCAGCTCCTGCTGTTGCAGAAATAATTCCAAGAGTTCCACCAGCTACCGCTGTAGCTGCCGTTAATGCAGTTGCATCACCAGTCCAACCTATACCAGCTGTAGTTGCTGCTCCGTCCCAAACTGCAGTTACTGATAATTCAATTGCTACGATTTGTGAGTTTGCAGGAATTACAATTTTAGTTGTTCCATCTGCTTGAGTAATAGCTTGTGATTGTGCCATTACAACTTGACCTGTGTTTTTTACATCTGAACCTAAAGTAGTTCCAGTTGTTTCTTTAATTACTCCAGCCTTAATTGGGCCAGAAAATGTAGTAGTTCCCATAGTCTATCTCCTTATAATAGTCTGCTTTCGCAGTCGTTTGGGTTAGTTTAAAATTACTAGGCGTATTGCTACGCCTAGTAATTAATTATTTATTATGCTACGCCTTCAGATCCGTATACACCTCTCCAGTCTGTAAAACCGAAGCTGTATCTTTCTCTGCACTTGTATCTTAGGTTACCAGTTTCAAAATCGCCTTCAACAGCTTTTTTGATTGGTGATCTAACGAAGTGTTTCATTCCATCTGGGCAATCAGTTAGGATAAAATACTGATCAGGGTTAGTAAATCTTTGATTCACTACTACACCTTCAGGTATCATACCCATATTTCTCATTGCATTGATATCATTGTCAGCAGTACCAGGTCTTAAATTAGACTTGATAATTCTTTCTGCAATGAACACCAATTGAGGTGGAACTGCAAGTTTTCTTCCAGATAACGCAACAGGTATGCTTCTATCATCTACAGCAGTTGAGATTTGAACTAAAAGTGTCTCTAAAGACGTTTCAGATAAATCCGCAGGTGTGCTTAGGATGTTAGATGCTGTACCACCGCCACCAAGTGGGTGAGAGCCGTTCATTAAAGCTACGCCGTCTCCTCCAGTTGAAGTAGTAGTTGCATTATTAAAGATATTTGCACCTTTGATCTCTTTAGTTTGTTGCATTGATCTTGCTAGTGCTCTTGCGTATTTAGCGCCTAGAGAACCGTACAAGCCATCTTCTTCAGCTTCTTCTGTAATCGCAAAAGCTAAAGCGACAGTTTCATGCACATATCTTGAGACAAAGCCTTCTCTGCCAGAATCATAATTGATCATGGCACCTTCAGCTTTAGTAGGTGCAGCACCGAATCCGATCATTTGTACATCTTCTTCGAATGCTTTCATTGATTGCTCTGTAGAATATAATGATCTCCATTGTTCTGGATATCTATCGTATTCCATACCAAACACGGTGTTTAAACCTAGATTGAGCTGTTTGGTAAAAAGTGCTCTGTTTAAAGCCATTTTTAACTCCTATTGTTAAGGTTAAACGCCAGCATTCTGAGTACCATATAGAGATAGATTTATTACTACTTCTACAGATGCATCAGCGCCTGCCGCATTATCAGGATAATCAATTAATCTTAGTATTCTCAAAACTTTTGCAGTAGTTGCAAGAGTTGCGATATCTAATTCATCAGTTGAATGTCCGTAGGTTGAGTTATACGTTCCAATTGTAACATTAGCTAATTCACCAACATTTGCTGTTGCGAATACGCCGTTAGTTTGGACTGCGTAAGTGATATTTGGAT